GGGTGCGAGATCAAGACAGATACAATCACTCTACATTGAGAACGAAGACGGAGAGAGATTCAAATATCCATTAACACATTTAGCAGGTGCGAGGGCTATGATGAGACACGTGGCCAACGGTGGAAGACCACATGACGAGTTCGGACAGCACATCGTACAGACCTCAGAGGACATAGCGAAACTACAATCATTCTCTAGATACGTTTCAAACAAGGATCAATTGAACGACAACGCAGGCGACATAATTGAAAACACCAAACTGCAATTAGAGAACCTAAGAGAGTACATGAGGAATCTATCAAAACAATCACACTATGAATCAAGTTGCAAGAGTTACAAGAAACAGGAAGATCAAATTCTTGATGATGAGACCGTAAACAAACTGAGAGAGAAGTTCACAATGACCAACCTAGACAAGAGAGTGGAAGACGCTTTCCCACTTATCAACAAAGTAATGGCAAAATTAGAAAACGCAGGCAAAGAAGAACAAGTGAACGAACTTGAGCCAGATGAGGAGCCAATTGACGCACCAATCGAACCACCAGTGGATCACGGTGCAATAGTACAAAGTTTTTTAACTGATCCCGAGAAAAAACTTATTTTAAGAAAAGACGACACAGCAGACAAAATGTTGAGAAGCACCAATTTCACAAACAAAAACACAATGTTGAGTTCAATTCTATCAGACATAGCAAGTAGACTGTTGACAAAAACAGGTGAGGAAGACAGAGTGGCAAACTTTGCTTCGAGGGTGGCAGATGAAATGGAGCAGGAAAAATCTGCAAGTTTCAAACCAACGCCCAATTACATGAAAAATAAAAAAATTGCTATCCAACTAGCAAAAAGGTATGTGGACGACTACAAGAAGATGGAAAAAGATCCTGCATTCAAAGACGAAGTGAGAATGGATCCGGAAGCATTCAATCCCAAGAAACATCCTAAACTGGCAAAAAGAGCAAGAGGCGAAGCAACGGAATTCGAGGAATGGGCAGAGTCTGTTGTGAACGAATACGCGACTGAACCAAAGGACATGGTTGCAAAACGTAAAAAAGAATTAATGGCAAAAGGCAAGTACAAGATGACTGCTGAGGGCACAATGATCGGTGGCATAGTTCCATACAAGGACCAAGATCCTGAGGAATACAAACAAGCATATTTGTCATACAAGAATTTTATGTCAGAACCAAGACCGGCGAGCGAAGAAACATCGGACATGATAACAGATTTCATGTTTGACGATGACATACTTGACAAGATGTACGATGCTGAGAAAAAAGGTGTGAAAGATGTCAGGGACATGGTTCAAAAGCGTATAGACGATTTAGAAATACTTGACGGCAGTGAGAAAAAATTAATGAATTCAGAAGACATCACGGATGACAGCGCAAAAGTGGCAAAAGATCAATACGAAAAAAACAAGGATCTACAGGCCAATTATGAATCATGGGAAGACTACATGAAGTCAGACGAGTTCGAAGAATACAAAAATCATATGAGGTCAAAGTTTGAGGGCAACCAGTTCGCACAAGCAGTACAGAAAGCCAAAGCGGCCGGTATGAAAGCAGGCGACAAATTCAAAGTGGGCGACCAAGAATACACACTGAAGGACGCGATCGAACTTGCGGGCCTACAATTGGAAGAATTCTTTTCAGAAGAAGAAATGGCATACGATAACCAAATAGATCGTATCAAAAACCTAGCATTTTACCAATAATAGTAGTAGACATTAGATAAATATCATTGTATATTATAGTGATAATGCTTAATATACATTTAGGCACAAACAAACATAGGCACTAAAGGAGGCTTACATTATGGCTACATTGGCTGAAATAAGAGCGAAGTTAAAATCTCAAGAAGTGAATCGCTCCACTTCCAACACAGGCGGAGACAACGCCATTTATCCACACTGGAATATAAAAGAAGGCGACGAAGCAGTCGTTAGGTTCTTACCAGATAAGGATACAAACAACACATTTTTCTGGACAGAAAGGAACATGATCAAGTTACCGTTTGCGGGCATCAAGGGTCAGACAGACTCGAGACCTGTGACAGTACAAGTTCCTTGTATGGAGATGTATGGCAAAACTTGCCCAATTCTAACAGAAGTTAGACCATGGTTTAAAGATAAATCAATGGAAGACATGGGCAGAAAATACTGGAAAAAGAAAAGTTACATTTTCCAGGGTTTTGTTGTACAGAATCCACTAGCGGAAGACACAACACCTGAGAATCCGATCAGGAGATTCATTATCGGACCTCAAATTTTCAACATCATCAGGGCGGCACTGCTTGATCCAGAAATGGAAGAACTGCCAACTGACAGCGTGAGAGGTGTCGACTTCAGGATCACAAAAACCACAAAAGGTGGTTATGCTGATTACTCAACATCAAAATGGTCAAGAAGAGAACGTGCATTGGACGAAGCGGAAAGAGCCGCAATCGACACACACGGCTTACACAATCTTGGTGACTTCAGACCAAAAGAGCCAACGGAAGCGGAAGTAAAAATAATCAAGGAATTATTTGAGAAGTCTGTTGACGGCGAGGCTTATGATCTTGAGAAGTATGGACAGTACTTCAGACCAGCGGGCGTGAGTGCAAGTCAGGTCACTGTTCCAACTGCTGACAAACCGGCGGCTACGGAAACAGTTTCGGAACCTGTACAGGCAACGGCAACAGAAAGTGCTCCGACACCAGCGGCGGATCCTGCACCAGCGGCACAGCCAACAACGGACAGTGCCAAAAGAGCTGAGGATATCCTCAAGTTGATAAGGTCAAGACAAGCCAAATAAATTCATATGCTATACGCTATCGACGGCACACCTGCGTTTCGTATAGAATTGTATGAAAACTCTGTCGCCGGTAAATGGAAAAATATAATCAATTCCACATATACCGGCGACGGCACCGACTTTGACCACCGTAGGACATTTTTTTATCTACAAACCAAGGAAGAGCAACAACAGGAACTTTCTAGAGCTATCCACAAAATCAATGCATTCTTGAAAAAAGACTTTGTTGAACAACCAGTGGATAATGACTACACAAACCAAGATTTTCTAAATCGATTGCACATTGCATTTGAAACTCTTTCAGGAGCATTTGAAAAACCTACAAAATTTTTCACAGTGGCACCAGCAGAGATAAAAGAAGCAGTGAGGGATCTGAATTGGATAGTACACAAACTGGAGAGGAATCACAGCGAAATCAATAAGATAAAACTACACTGGAACAAGAATAAGAAACAAATGCGATCCAAATTGACAGATGAGGAATGTGAGTTGTTCCAATTTGAGCAAAAGACCGACGAAGTCTACTTGGGCTACAACGAGCTAGGCAAAACATATTATGACTTGTGGCACGATGGATTACCGATAGACTATACAGGAACTAGGAATTCGAATTACATAGGCGGAGACATCGACATATACTTTTCAGGAAGTGAAAATATTTTTCCTGAGCAGTTTAAAGTATGGTGTAGGGAGCATAATATAGATCCCTACGATAAAAAACACGGACTGGGATTGTTGCCTATTGGTAAACTAACATGGGAGAACAAACCATCGTTGACAAAACACAGTAAATTAGATATAATAGAAGGGATAAGGAACACATTATGACAAAAGTATTTGACGCAACAAAATTTAGGAAGAGCATCACAAAATCAATCCAGGGTCTTGGTATAGGATTTAGTGACCCAACTGACTGGATATCAACAGGCAACTACGCACTGAACTATCTGATGTCAGGAGACTTCAACAAAGGCATTCCCCTAGGCAAGGTTACAGTACTTGCCGGTGAGTCTGGTGCGGGTAAATCTTATATCGCATCAGGTAACATCATTAAGAACGCACAAGAGCAGGGCATATTCGTCATACTGATCGATTCAGAGAACGCACTTGACGAGACATGGCTTCAAGCACTTGGTGTAGACACAAACGAAGAAAAACTATTAAAGTTAAGTCTATCAATGATAGACGATGTGGCAAAGACAGTGTCTGAGTTTATGAAGGCGTACAAGGACGAACACGCCGACAACAAAGAAGGTGCACCAAAAGTGCTATTCGTTATTGACAGTCTGGGCATGTTGCTGACACCGACAGACGTTGACCAGTTCGAGAAAGGTGAGATGAAAGGCGACCTCGGTAGAAAACCTAAGGCACTGACAGCACTGGTGAGAAACTGCGTGAACATGTTCGGAAGTTGGAACGTGGGACTTATAGCAACCAACCACACATACGCATCACAGGACGTGTTTGATCGAGATGACAAGATATCAGGCGGACAGGGTTTCATATATGCAAGTTCGATCGTGATAGCGATGAAAAAACTTAAATTAAAAGAGGACGAGAAGGGCAATAAAATTTCTGACGTGAGGG